TTATAGGCTAAATAGGGGGTTTTTGGTGAGTGCTTCTGATAAGTGATCTGGTGAGAAGTGAGCATAACGCATGGTCATTGTAATATCAGAATGCCCTAAGATTTCTTTCAACACCAAGATATTGCCGCCATTCATCATGAAGTGGCTTGCGAATGAATGGCGTAATACATGTGATGCTTGTCCTGATGGTAAATCAAAGTCCATTGTTTTAAGTAGATTCCAAAATGAATTATAACATGGCGAAAATAAAGCCCCTGAAGTTGGTTGATATATTTCGTCATACAGTTCTTTACTGATAGGTACCGATCTATTCTTACCACTTTTTGTTTTGGTAAAGGTCACTTTGTATTTACTTAGTTGACTACCTTTCAGTTGAGCCGCTTCATTCCAACGCGCTCCTGTAGATAGGCATAGCTTAACTACTTTAATTATGTCGGGGTTTTGACGAGTAGCTAGGTTGTCTAATAGGATAGTAATTTGTTCTTTAGTAAGAAAAGCCATTACATTATCTTTTTTACGAAAAGGCTTTATATCTTTAAGCGGGTTAGGGGAGTGCCATTCGCCCAGCTCTATGAGTTTATTAAAGACTGAGCGAAGGTAGGCTAAATCTAGATTACACGTTGCAATGCTCGCTATGCCTCTATTCCATTTATCTTCAACAAATGAAATCTCACCAGATAAGCGTTTTTTTCTAAAATCTGAAAAGTGTTTACTAGTTAATCGAGAGGCTATTGGGTCATTCATCGCCTCAGCAATAAGCATTAATAAGCTATATATTTTCTCACCATTAGAAAGCGTCATGCCGTGAGAAAGTTGCCAATATTTAATTAAATCGCTTAAACGTCGATTATCTTCTTTTTGACCAAGCCAAGGCTTATCCTCAATTTCTCGCATTGTGAATCGTTCAAAAGCGATAGCTTCACCTTTAGTGGAGAACCGCTTTCGTATGCGTTTACCTTCTCGTCCTTGAGGATAACACTCACAAAGCCATGGTTTTTTGTTGTCGTCTTTTAGATTTCGGATCGCCATAACAAAGCCAATAATACTGTTTGTATATACAGTATTATTTTTTTGGGAAAAAGCAATGTTTGTTTGTGATGAATAAAACAAGGAGGGAGAGTATGGTTATTGATTTATAAACAAACGATTGAGTTTACTTTTGGGAAATAAATCTTGCTTCTATATGTGACATGATTAACAATAGAAAATGCCCTGTAGACATAAGTCTCAGAGCTATTATCGCATGATAAGAAATTCGACCTGCAAGTTTACATTTCTTATTATTACTTTGTAAAATGAAATAAACAGGATTATAAATGTTTAATAACATCTTTTTTTGTATATTGTTAGTTGGTTGTACTGTAAATGTTAATATTAATATGGATATTATGATCTCAACACCATATTTTTTCGTTTAACACTCTTAAACTAAGAGTCTTACTACATAACGCAACACTTTATGTGCCGATTATACTAATTAACACATAAAAGTAAAGTGGTTCCTAAGTGAAAAATGCTGACTATAGTCAGCATTTTTATACCTGTCGTTTAATTATCTTCAATTTCCCGCATAGTAAAACGTTCAAAAGCGATAGCTTCACCTTTAGTATTTAACAGCATACCTAAAATGGAAACTACTTAATAAAGGTTTATCCACTATCACCTGTATAGTGAAACGTTAATAACAAAGATATTTTCACAGTTAGTGGAGAACTGCCTACTCTTATGTTTTATTGGTGTTAGTTGATTGTTTTAATTAAGTGTTTTTTGTAATTGATTGTATCGATTGCTTATAAAGTTAATGATATGCCATAAGGTGAAGTGCTATCTTTGTTATGCCCTGTCGGTGTGTTATATACAAGCCTCGTAGAGGTGATTCTAATCATGAAGTGATCTACTCACTTACTTCTTTTGTGAAGTAGCCTCCTAAAAAGGGCGTTAATAGTCTTAAAATTTTCCCGCAGGGCAACTAATTTGGAGATGTAATGGATAAAGATAGTATTTGGTGGACAAGAAAATCGTGGATAAATGCCGAAAGTAGACTCCTCCGCTATGCTGATTGGTCTAATAAGTATTTATTTTGGTATTCTCTTTGCGGAGTTTTTGCATCTGTATTACTACTGGGGGAAACACAACCTGATGTAATATCAAAGGTATTTATTTGCTTTTCAGTTTTTGTTTTCTGTATGTCTTTATTTATTTCTCTAGGCCGTCATAACGAAAGAGCCAATAAATTTAAATGTGGATATATTGAATTACAATCTCTTTATATCAAAGTTAAAGATCAAAACTGTTTGAGTATCGAGGATTCAAAAAAATATAGTAAAATACTTGAATCTTGTGAAAACCACTCTTGGATTGATTTTCTTAATGCAAAAGTTAATGTTTACAATAATACTAATAATAAAGATGACTTAACCATAAAAGCTCGATGGTACGATTTTGTATTATATTATTCAATCAAAGTCATTAATGTAATTCTAATAATTGCAATATTATCTATACCAGTATTAATAATTTACTTCTCATACAAATAGTAAAACTATGAACTCTACATTCACACCTGATAACCTAAGAAAAATATATATTTCCAACTTTGCTTTATCTAAAGTGACTGGTATTGATAGTATACAACCAAGGCACTTCGCTAAAAATCAAAGTAAAGATATTAATACTATAGTCACAAAAGTGTTTTTTGAAGAATATGAATTTACTAGATACAAAGAAAAACTAATATCTAAAGGCGCTAATAAATACCCAAGACAAATTGCCATACCTACATTGAGAGATAGGATAGCCTTAAAGGCATTGAATAATTATCTCCAAAAAAAACTTTCTGATCACCTAAACATTCAAGTACCACAACAAGCGACAAGAGATGTTAAGTCTGCTTTAAAAACAGGTAAGTTTGAAACTGTAATAAAAATAGATATAAAAGACTTTTATCCAACAATTTCCCACCAAATTTTAGAAGAAAAACTAAAAACGCTAGGGATTGAAAATACTGCTATTACTTTAATTAGAAATGCAATTTCAACCGGTTTCGAAAAAGATAAAAAAAATATTATCGGTATCCCACAGGGATTATCTATTTCAAATATACTTGCTGAAATATACATGAATGAAATAGATGAAAAAATAAGTAAATACAACATTTTTTATAAAAGGTATGTTGATGATGTACTTATATTCTGTAAAAAAAATGAAGATACAAATATTTACAGTCATTTTATAAAAGAAGTTAACGCACTAAAACTTAAAACGCATGAAGTAAGCGACAACTCTGATAAAACTATAATGCAACCTATAAATGATGAATTTTCTTATCTGGGGTATATATATAATCCGAAGATGGATGACAGTAAGAAAACCATACCAATTAAATCTTCTAGTAAGATTACTACTTCAATTAGGCATTCTAGTAGAAAAAAATTTCAAGATGCTATAGCAGCGCTGTTCACCTCATATTCCAATGCTGGAAAGCAACGTTCAAAAGCTTTGCTCTTCTGGAAACTAAACTTAAGAATCACAGGTTGTATTGCCAACAAGAAATGTAAAGGATGGTTATTCTTCTTTTCAGAAATTGACGATATGCTAATGCTCTTTAATTTGGATAACATGATAAAAAAACTATGCATAAGACATCATGTTGAGTACAAAGGCGTAAAAAAATTAACCAGAGCTATACATGAAATTAAGCATAATAAATGGAATAATAACTACTTCCCAAACTTTGATACATATAATTATAAAAATATGAAAGAAGTAATTTCATACGATAAAGGAATTCCAGTACACAAATTAAAATTATCAGAACAAGATATAGAAAATAAATTTTGGAATATCATCAATAGAGAAGTGAAATCTATGGAAACAGACATATCGTCATTCTCTTAACGCTCATAAATAAGAACACACTTAACCACCTAGTGTGTTTTTATACACTTACAGTATGTAACTAATTTCTGCCCCAAAAAGAGTTAGACCAATTACTCATTCATATCTTGTTTACGTGATTTTGCATTAGTTTTATTTACTGTGTATTTGACCTGTTATAACAAAGAATGGTGATTTTATCGCTTTGGTTTCATTTTTAATAAGAAATTTTTCTTATTAAAAACGAAGGTATATTTATCACTATATGAAAATAAAATGATTTTAAGTTTCAATTTGTAGTTCATCAGACTTATTTAATACATTTCTTACTTTCTACATCTTCAAAAAACACGTTGAAACAAAAAATTGCAATCAAGATCATGATATTTATGAGTTAAATGGAATATGATCGACGAAATTTATGAGTGTGTTTTTGCGTGAAAGTAAGAATGCTGATTAATAAGCTGTTATAACCTAATGAGGTCAAATGGAAGTATTCAGTTCTTTAGCGATGATAATTGGTCTTATTTATAACTTTAAATCAGATAGAAAGTCAGCATCCGACGATGAGTATCAGGAATTTATAAATTGGCTTAGCGATAAAAGGCACAAAAATGTTATTGAAGAACTTAATACAAATCAGCTTCTAGGCTTAAGTATTAAAGGTTTACTTAAGCAAAATCACGATTTAGTACTGAGTAAACTTAATCATTTAGATGAGTCTTTACTTCAACTAGCTTCAGGTATAGAGGGCTTTCATGAAATTGCTAGCGCTATTAACCCAAATGCGGAAATATCTGACCAAGCAATAACAATTTTAAGGAACTTAGTTAAGTCTCAAGGTAGTTTTATCTTGGAGTCAAAAACTCTCTCCGGAACAGATTATCGTGTTTATGATGGTGACAGTCGTTCACTAGGTATTACCGAGTACCGTTTTGTGGACGATGATTTCAATCTTTTGTGCTCACTTGGTTTGCTGATACTCGATTTCAACGGATCAGGAAGTCGAATGTTTCGCGTAACAAGAAGTGCAGTTAAGTATATCGCGCAGGTTGATGGGCAGTTATAACTGTTCAATAGGGATTCGCAATACGTTAGTTTAAGTGATTAAGGTAGTTTGCAACGGCTTTAGTATTGCGTTGCTCATTACCTTAACAAGGCGTTATGCCTCCCAGTAACTATGAATTTAAAGAGAATTAGTTAATGACAATGATAGCAGGGCTTCATCTGGGCGATTATGTCCTAGTTGCTGCTGATAAACGTGAAACGTACATTGTGAATGGACAGGTTGTCTCAGTTATAAGTGATAGCGTGAATAAATTGGTTAATTGGGGAGCAGGTATTGTTACGGGAAGTGGATATGTTCCATTGCTAAGTGAGCTCAAATCTAAACTTAGTCGAACCAATATTACCTCTTCGGATCAGATATTGGATTTGGCAAAAGAAATTTCTGAAAGCTCCGCTGATCAGCCAGAATATTGGAGAAGCACTACTAACTGGATGTTTAGTTATGTAGCTAACACATCGTCAGGGCTTCAGTGTCGTTTAGGGTATATGAAATGCACCGATCCCGAGAACATTCCCATGCTTAATGAAATGCGAGCGACTATTTGGGCAAAGCTTCCAGATCTCGAAGGTAAGATTGCCGAGTTAAATCAAGCACTCAAACCTATGGATTCTCCTGAGCAGTTTAAAGAAAATTTGCAGTATCACTTGCAGTTGGTAGCTCAGCTTTTTGATTACGGGGCAAAGCATGATGACACTGTATGTAAAGAGTTTGATTACTTTGTTCAATTGAAAGATGGATCAAGCTTCTTAAGTTCAGAGGCATAACAAATTGCTAAAGAGTGACAGCTAACCTTTGGCATTTTTGGTTCGGTTGGGTTCAGTGATTACGGTGATTTTGCTTGGACTTCGTTGTGGTTAGCGGCACTTTAGCAAGGTGTTATCCATATTTGACTAATATCTATCAGTTAAAATAGAGCAAATAAACTAAGTAGTTTTTGTCCATTTATGAGTTAGCCATCATCGACTAACTCATTTTATATTTCTATTCTTTATTTATTATTATTGCAACACGACCAATTACTTTAATATCTTCTTGTGCAACCTCAATTGTTGAGCTTCCTAAATCCATAGCCAGTTTTTTTCCGGGTAAGCGCTGAAGATGGTTAATCGATAGTGAACCATCTATATCGATTAAGTATCTACCTGATGTCGGATTAGTCTCAAATGTATTCACAAAATAGAAATTATGATCTTGCTCTACAACTGTTGTTGTTGATTCTTCCAAGCCATATTTTTCTAGCGTAATTAAATCTAAAGAGATATGGCCTTTAGTTTCTAAGCTCCCATTTGATATTTTTTCTATAGGGAGTGTTTTTATTGAAGAATCTTCTGTTTTCTCAAATGCTTCACCCTGATCAAGCATGAGCCATTTTAATGAGCATCCAGTAGCTAAATGTGTACGTAATATGACTTCAAAAGGAGTCATATTACGTGTGTGCCATGTAGATATTGTTGAGCGCGGGATATCAAATACCTCTGCGAGATCTTGAAATTCTTCTACATTAGCCAGTATCTTTAATTTTTTAGTAATTGAGCGACCGCCATCATATGGAAACTGAGGTATTTTTGTTATTGGCTGATCTTTAATTAATTCTAAAACTGGAGTGCTGTTTATATTTAAATCTGGATATGTATCTGAGGATGTTTGTTCTGTATCAAATGGTTCACCCTCACCTAAAGCTAAATATTTTAAAGATGCTCCTGTTGCTAGACATATTCTAACGATAATTTCATGTTGAATCATATCTCGTTGATGCCATGTGGATATTGTTGTTCTTGGAACACCAATAATTTGTGCAAGCTGCTTGAGATTAGATGCACCAGTAACTGTTAGTAGTCTAGTGGTGAAATCCTTACCGCCTGTGTAATTAAATGTCTTAATTTCTGGTTGAGATATAGTCATCAAGAGTTACCGTAATTATATGTAATAGAACTATTTGAATATCTTATCTATTTACTCTTTGCATATAGCTAATGCGACACGGCCAAGAACTACAATGTCACTTTCAGATATTTCAATAGATGTATCGCCAAAACTCATAGCTAATTTTTTACCAGGTAGTCTTTGCAAGTGATTTAGAGAGATTGACCCGTCAATATCAATTAGGTAACGACCGGAAGCTGGATTTGTTTCTTGAATATTTATAAATAATAACTCTGCATCATTTTCTATGATTTTGGTGCTTTGAATATCGATGCTGTAGCGCTCTAACAATGTCATATCAAAGTTGAAGTTACAGTTATCTTCAACTAGAACACCATTTTGTAATTTCTCTTGAGAGAACTTTGCTAATTGTGAGTTATCAGCCGAATTGGTTTCAAAAGGCTTTCCTTCATCTAAAAGTAACCAGCGTAATGATAGACCTGTGGCCAAATGAACAATAATTGAGACTTCAAATGGCGTCGTATCTCGTTGCATCCACGTAGAAATAGTACCTTTAGGTATCCCCAGTCTTCGTGCGAGTCCTACATCAGTGGTTTCATTCAGCACTGACTTCAATTTAGCTATGTATGATTTCCCACCTGAATAACTAAATCTTCTCAGTTGGTCTTGATTGTTAGTCATTTGAGTCCTATAATCTTTGTGTGAGTTACTTCTAGGTCGAGTGAAGTCGATAAGTAACGAATTTAATTATTTAACTTCTAAGGATACCACTATGTTGAATTATCAAATAGCAATACCAGTCCCATTTGTGACAGTTGAACAATATTGCAACCTTACAGGTATGGCAAAAGGCACCGTTATTGATTACATCCGCAAAGGAAAGATCATCATAAAGAAGAAGGAGCTACCGAAAGAAAAGCCTTTAATTAATATGGTCGCAATGCAAAGACTTGCCCAACAAGAAGCTGAGATTAATTTTCCTTAATTTGGCTGTCTTCTTTCATATTGTAGTCGACTGATTTTGACTGCTTTAATTGACTCGGTTGGATGTGTTTATGATTCACTAACCGTTAATTGACTTCATTTGAATTGTTACATATCAAGGAACGATAACAATGTATGCGATTCCTCAGCCCAAACAAGACGCATTTTACAATGCCGCAATTCGTTTCTCTGAACGTGAGAACTTAGAGCAGATTGCAGTTGAATGTGCGTTGAAACCACAAATGCTACGAAACAAGCTGAACCCTAATCAACCGCATCAATTAACGGTTCGGGAGTTGGTGATCATTACCAAGCAAAGCGGGAACAGTGATTTAGTAAATAGCGTGTTGCTTGAGTTGGATTTAACCGCAGTGAAGTTGCCATCAATGGGTGAGGGAAAATCACCAGTGATGGCCGCAATGACTATTAATTGTCACGCTGGCGAAATTAGTCGTCACTTAGTTGAAGTAGAAACGATACAGCGTTTAACCAGACGCAAGAAGAATGAAATTGTTAGTAAAGCTCAAGCCGCAATGCGTGAGTTGGTTTTATTAATGAATGATGTAGAAAACCGTTGTCAGGCAAGCACGCCTTTTATGTCGATGTGTACAGATGCAGTGATGAACGGTTTACCTATTCCCGGCTTGGCATAAGGAATTGAAATCATGATGCAGGCTCAGCAATTACAGAATCGAATACCATCGGCTACAGAGTCACTGGCAAACATTCATGCATTGTTTGGTAGTGAATCAACAATAGGGCTGATTTATGACCATTTACCTGAAGATTTAAGACGGGCTATTTGCTCTGCAGCTCGATTAACCAAGGCTCATATATCAATGCCGCTTGCTGAGATGGATGAAGTATCAAGGGCAAAAGTACATAGAGCGGTAAATGCATTGTCTGAAGCGTTAAAACCATTGGCTAATCGGCCATTAAAAGATTTTAGGTAAATATATCAAGGTTATTTTGGGGTGACTGTATGAATAAGCTATTAGAACAAGCTCAGCAACTCGTAAGAGATGCAAATAAATTGAGTCGTTTAATTAAACATGAGTGTAAAGAATTATCTCCTGCAACAAGTGTAATTATTGAATTATCACAGTTAGTCTTTGAACACAGTAAAAACCACAAGCTATTACTCTCATTAAATATTGATTCAGATAATATTTCATCACAGAGCGGTGTTATTAGTTTTAGTTCTCATAAGTATATAAATGAAAATAATGTACAGATTAGAATTTCACTGCAATCACCCACTTTAGTTGATGAATTACTTGTATATAAGAATCAGGTTATAGCCAATATAGCGTTGGCACAACAACAAGAATCATTGCAAAACGAGCAATACGTATGAACTATTTAGCAGTATTTTTAGGTATTGATGGTGGCATTGTTCGTAATCGCCACACTGCAGAAGTAATGAATTTACAACTCGGTGAGTTTGATAATCTTGAAATAGCGATTGAATCAGCTAAATCTCAATTGGAATATGAAATAGAACAAAATGGTGTGTTAGTTAAAGGTTCTAACCAAGGTGGATTTTTGATTTGTGATATACAGGAGTTTGCTCAATTATGAAAATAAGATCCTTAACACAAGAAGAAGAACAAAAGCTTGCTAATATCCGTGAAGTATTTATTGACGGAAGAGAATGCTTTGAAAAAATTGACGCTGGATATGAAAGATTTTTGGCAGACCCAAGAGTACAAAGTTTCTTTCTCTCGGAACCTATGGCCGGAAGAGATGCAGATGATATCGAGGATTTATCTCAAAGCGTTGAGTGATCTTCCTGTAATGACCTGTCTATTAAAACAAAAATTTGATTCAGGTTATGGATGTGTGGGCGTCGGAACAATTATAGCTTTAGATGATAATGCTTATATCTTTGATCATCTAAATCAAAAAATGAATATTCGACGTTACGTTTCTTATGAAAATGGTAATTGGATTATACATCGTGAAAGAAAAATACGGGAACCCAAAAAGTTATTTCGATGTTAATAAATTTAAATCCGGACTTATGTCCGGTTTTTTTACACCTCAAGAAATCAGACAGTATACAAATGCACAGCCAAACTTAATAAGTGAGGCTGAATTTTTCATGCTTGGGCATTCTGACGATAAAGTTTTAAAACAAGCATTACACTATTTTGATCCGAAACTTCCACGAGATTTAGCCCCGCAGGGCAGTCGCGAAGCGGCTGGGGGTAATAGCCTTGTCCAGTGTCGCAAAAGTCCGACAAGGGAGGAATTAGCGCAAAAAGGGGCTCAAGCGACAACAAGAGCTAAGAAGCAACGCCTAACAAAATGGGGGCATTTGCTTAAAAAAGTGAAAGCGCTTCGTGGTGAGAATGTTAAGTATGAATCAGCCCCTAAGCCATTAACGTTTGAGCCTATTGATCTAAATTGGCAGCAAAACCCTGTTGGTTGTTTGCATGCGCATGGATTTGTCCAAAATGCGCCAGTCATGGCTAGATTGCTTCATCGTGAGTGGTCGAATGAATGGCGTGTTCGTGTTCAGGCTCAATCTCGGCCGTCAGAAATTCCGCCGGCACAATCTGGTGAAAGATTCACAGAGCAATTAACTGACAGTGCGGTACGTAAAGTTTTTGAATCGGGTGCGTATGTTCAGGCATTGCGTGGTGGTTACACTACTTTTGGCACATTGACGTTTACGGAAGCACAGCGTGAGAAAATATTAACCAGTAAACCACAATCAAAAAATAGAACTAAGCCGGGTTTATTTGGAACCATCGTTGTTATGAGCCCTCATGGCAAAGAACCTTACCGCATTAAAGCTTCTGGTTCTTTCTCATGGTTGGATGATATGGGCAAGCAAGGTGAAATGGCCGCCGTTAACCAAGAATCAATTAAACCAATAGGGGAGATTGATGAATTTGGCCGTAAGATTTTTGATATTGGTGATCCTTGTATTCGAGCAAGCGGCCCGTGGACAAAAATTCGTGATTACCATCCGGATTCAAGCATTGGATCTGAAGTTAGTCGTTTTATCGATTTAGCCCAAAAGATGTATCAGCGTGGTTGGGTTCCTGATTATATGCCTGCTCGAGTAAAGCGCGGCCAAGAGCGAGTAAAACCTGCAGGTACTAAATGTGGAAAAGTTATTGCTGATGGTCCTTTTACACCTATTCGTCGTGGTGATCGTGGCGATAAGATTTTCCAGAACCGTCGTTGGAAAGAAAATAATAAGAAACAACTTAAAGCTGCAGCTGTTCCGCTAGATTATTGCTGGGTTGCTGAAATGCCAGCGAATGAAGATGGCGAACCAAATCCGCATGTTCATATTTTATTGCGTTGGCAAGTACCTAAAACACACTTCTTTGCATGGGTAGGACGGTTAGAGCGTATCTGGGGCAATGGTTTTGCCAAAATTGAACGTATTAAACATGCTAAAGCGGGAGCTTCATATTTAGTTAAAGCCGTGGGTTACGCTGCAAAGGGGCGCGATGGTAATCAAGGTCTGATTCGTGGTAATCGCTATGGGATCAGTGCCGTTGCCCGCGCTAAAGGTTGGGAAGAAATGGGCAGTTTTGTTGCTGATAATATGGCGGCCATCATTGCTGAATGTGAAGAAAAGCTCGCCCGTAAAAATGCCCATTATGATGAGGTTGCTCGTCATGCTCGTATTAAATTAAAGCAAGCGAAAAAGCAGCACCAAATTACTAAAAATAATAAAAAGTTAGCTGATGATGTGAAGGCCAAACGTATTGAAAAGCTAAAGGTTAGTATGTTGGAGTTTGATCATGAAATTACGCAAGCCAGAGAGACTAAACGTAAACGTGGAGTGATAGCTACAGGCCATTACCAAATTACTTTTACTGGTGATAATGCGACTGAAAATTTTGATAACTTCTTAGGTTGGGCGTTTAACTGTCGCCAGTGGCAGGCGAATACTCGTAATGAAACTGTGAAGGTAGAGCTAGAACAGGCCAAAGCTGAATTAATTGATGGTATGAAAGCCGAACATAAAGCATTGCAGAATACTTTGGATATAACTGACCAGCAATTAGAGCATTTAGCTTATCTTGATAATCGTTTAGACAATGTTCATAAGGAACTAAATTATGCTCGTGCGTCACGGTTGAGAATGGCTAATACATTAAAGCAGCAACGTAGCTATTGGCGTGGATATGAAACAGCTTTACCAGCAAGTCGTTCCAGTTTAGATTATTGGTCAGCCTTTCTTAACCGTTATGAATTGGAACAAGAGGTTGAAGATAGAGATCAGCTATTGTCATTAGTTCACCAAGGTGATTTATTATGCGTGAAGAAAATAATAACGGCTGAGGCTATGATATTAAATTAAAGTTATCAAAGGTAAATATGTAAGCATTATATCACGCAAAATAAAGAAGCTCTTACTAACTTATTCTGAATAACATTAGGAAGAGCTTATAGGTAAAGAATAAAAATATAATTATTTATGATTTTTCTTTTCTTTTATAATAATCTAATATCACTTTGTTGTCACCGAAGGCTGATCTGTCATAGTACGTAATAATTTCATATAAATTAGGAAGCATACTTATATGTTCTAGCATTGAGTAGCGTTCAATTAATTTTCTAAAATTAGAATAGTCCTCATATCTACCATTACTAAATTTTGTTGTATCTAAGCAATTAATAGCAAGTAGATTTGTAACATCTTTGTTTAAAAAAGAACGAATAATATTAGAGTAGAATTTTTCAGTTTTGTTGACATCTGTTTTGATTAGTATATCAAAATTATTATTATCTTTGCTGTCAGCATTATTGTTTAATATAAATTTTAAAATTTGATAGATGATTCTGAAGTAGTGATTAGTATCAGACTTGTTCTTTATAAATAACTCATACCTCTTTTCGGTAGCACTAATATGCCTAGTATCAAAAGAGCTGAAAGAGACAAATACTGTATCAGTGAATGTATCCATTACAGACTTATAAGAGTTTACATTCTTAGGTTCTGGTAAGCGTGTATTTAGTTGAGTAAAAACGGTATTCATTTGCTCTAGTAATGAAAAGAACGAATTTTCAAACTGTTGTTTTTTTTGTGTTTGTTCGGTTTCTTGTAAAATTTTCTGTGTGGCTGATAATTCTGTTTTTTGAATAAGGACTGATTCTACTAACCAATAAAAAGCGAGAAGAGCTATGACTGGGTTAAGAATACCTCCCATAAAGTCGCCAAAAGTTCCCCAACTACTACTATCTAATGATATTGATTGGTTACCTATAAGACCAAGGGCTATAGCGTAGGTTGTAGGAATAATAATTACGGCACTAATAGCAACTTGTTTTGTTCTTTTAATTGTTTTTTTTAGCTTTATTAGCTCGTTATTTTGACTGTTATCCATGATTTGGCGCTCTTGATATGTATACTATTGCACTTTGGTTGCAATAATTTACACACTAAAAAAAATAAAGCAAGTCTCTAACTTATTGCTTTAAAAGGGAATGTGATTAATTTGTTATTAATGTTGCATATTGGGTGTTATGCAATCAATAATTCTCATGGATGAATAACTACTGTATACTTGTACAGTGCTTTTTGTTCGGGAGTGGCTATGGAAAACCTCAATTGGCGTGCATTAGAGTTTATTTTAAACGCAGCCGCGCAAAATACATTGGAATGCTGTAACGAAGAAGTGTTGTTTTTGGTGGGTTTAATTATCAAACAGGAACAAAAAAGGCAGCTTGATGCTGCCTGTGTAGAAGAACTTAAAGCAATGATAATTGACTATGAAGTTGCTTTGCTTGCTCGGGAGACATTACTTTCACCAAAGCCATAACTAATTCATTAGTATTTTTAGCGGACGGACTCAGAGTGTGGCTAAAACCAAGTGACATCACAAACGTATGTCCACACTCTGGATCTGTACATGAGCAATATAAATCTGCAGACGTACAAGAAAACCAATTAGTTTTTCCTATACGTGCTTTTTCACCACATTGATTACAACTAACACGCATCGCCATTTGAATAATCCACCTTGATTTGATGAATCAATTATAAGTCAATTGCATGTTTATATGTACACTTATGATACTAATATTAGTCTTTGATTCGCTTTTACATCATTATCAGAATTTATTAATTCAATGACTTTACGAGCCAACGGAATTGACTCATTTTTCTTGTAAGTTTCATCTGCTTTAATCGGGTCACCTAAGTTAGCCGTACCACTTGGAATGATCCCTGCTAAACCTGCTGGGAAGCGGTGGGCTGATAACATATCTTGAGCTGTTACACTTTTAATGGTGTTAAAATCATCTTTTGTCGCAATGTCACCAACAGGGATAATTTTAATACTGTCTTTGTTACCATTGGGTATATTGACAAATAAACTGCGAAAATTACCCACGCCTTTACTGCCTTGCATCGCTTGTTTTAGTTCATCTTCTTTTTTGCTGTCTAAACTTGGATCCGATGTGTAGAAAATAAAACCACAGTGAGCGCCGTTCTTATAATACTTGCGTCTAAATAAGGTTGCGTCTGTATTGAGCATGGCAGATTGTAAGCCACCGATATAATCAGGTACCCCATAGACTTGCTGATAAGGGTCATATTGCTTCATAAAGATAATATCTTTAGCGGCATAGGTTTTATGGTCGCCATCACGTTGTAAATACTTATAACTACCGTCTTTACAGACACGTAGCCATACACTGGATAGACACACTAATGCGATAACTTGATTGATACGATTGCGGATTTTTAGCAATGCAGCATCACCAAATAAGCAATAGTTAAAGATAAAGGCTTCCAGTTCGTGGCGTTGTAGTAATGGCGATAGGGTTATTTGTTCTGCGGCCATATTACGACGGCTGAAAATAATCGGTCCATGATAGGGATTACTTTTGCTGATCTGCAGCAGTGCACCTCGGTCTAAAGGTGGTACCCAAAAATCATTATAATCATCAAAGTAAATGCCGCCTGTATCATCAATGCTATGTAACATGTCGAAAGGGTTAGCAGATTGCCAGCCGTCAGTACCAAAGCTAAATACAGTAGCTGGATTGTTGTCTGCAGTCGTGGTTAGGCTGCTGTTGATATTGTTGTCCATGTAGATGTCCGTTTCGTATTGTGATCAAGAGGTTCATTAGCTGCTGCATGTGATAATGCAAAGAAAACATCGGCATGGCCTGTGGTTTCAGTGCGATCAGCTTTAAAGGTCATAACATTGGTACTGCCTGTAACGCCTCGTTTAATTGATAGAAAGCTAGCAGCGATATCTTTGTGTTCTGCATCCCAGCAAATACGTTGGCTTTCGATTAAATCAATCATCTTTAGTACCAGGCGATTTTTACTTTCGACACTGTAATGAATTGCATGTGCCTCACGGGGAAAGAGGTTGTAGAGCAAATCAAATACTCCTGAACCGATACCAGTAATGTCTACCCCGATATAAGTCACGTTATAGCGTTTGGTGATCTGCTTAATTTTCTCAACATGGTGTTGAAAGTTAAGGCCACGCCAGTGGTGTTTTTCTAATACTCTGAATTTTTCACCATCAAATTGTGGCGGTGCCAGTACAACTAAGGTGGCGTTATCCCGCGTTCTTGCCGGGTCATAACCTAACCACACTTCACGATTAGCAAAAGGCCGCACGTTCTTGGGCTTAAAATCTCGCCAGCTACTTGCATCAACCCCGCATTTTTCTAACTGCTCAAACTTAAATACGCATTGGGCATCGTCAACGAAAATACACATGAACAAGTTTTTAAAATCATCATCACTGTATTCATCGCGTAGTTCGTCAACATCGAATAAACCACAGCCACCATTGGCCGCATCAACAATGGTGACGATGTAACGCCATTGTTTATCTGGACATAACCGACCACCATCGCGCATTTCGTCAAAAGATGGGAACTCTTTTTGTTGGCGGTCTTTGCGTTCACCTTTCCATTTATCACCCGTCCAAAAACCATAGGCAGGGTGGCCTTTAGCTGATGGTGTTGAAAAATAGGTTTTACGCCATTTTTTATGGGTAGCCATAGCGGATGCCAGCTTGTTGAGCTTTTCAAACTGGGGGATCCAAAAGTATTCATCAATATAAACATGACCGTGGTATGACTGGGCGGTGTTGCTATTGGTTGATAAAAAACGTAACTCAGCATCACCATGGGCGGTTTTTAGTACGATAGGGTTACCGCTTAGTTCTACGCCTAAGAATTGCTTACCTAAGGCAATAATGTAACTACGGAACACTTCTGCCAGCGCCCGTGATGCAGATAAAAATATCTGTGGGTCACCAGTTAATACCGCTTGTTCTAATGCTTCACCTGCAAAGTAGTAGGTAGCACCAATTTGGCGTGATTTTAAAATATTACGGGTGCGCTGATGTAAGTTATTGCGCATATCATGTTGATATTCAAATAAACTATCGTGCCATTCTGTAAAATCTTCTGCCGTTAAATGGCTAACATCATTCTTTTTTGGACTGCCTTTCTTTTCTTTTTTATTGTTGCCTTTACTGCTTGAGCGTTCCTTATTATTGGTGGAGTGATCACTATTTTCTGATGCTGGGGCTTTTTGTAATTGGGTGCGTTGCTTCTTCAATGTCACATGCTTATCAATCAGCATGCCGAGTTCTTTTATCTGATTAGGCGATTTCTCTGGTAAATCAGTCAGCATCACAATGCGTCTAGCGATAGCATCATCCACTTCTTCTTCACGTAGCAAATCACGCCAACAATATTTGTCAGCCCAATAATAAACAACCCGAGCATTGGGTAGCCCTAGTTCTAACCGTATTTCGTCAGGTGTCCAACGTCGCAAATATAGCCGTTTAGCTGCTTCACGAATTTCAGGAGAGTATGCCATGACGCAATGATACGCATAGTGATCATTCAAATGACTAATGAGTGTTCGGCGTATTTCTGTTTTTCATCAAATCCGAATTGGGTAGAACGTCAACAGGTGTGAATGGTTACGCTATTGCGTATTCTTGCCGTGATTTGATAATTCGCTTGAATAACACTATGGATGAAGCATGGCAGGGAAGCTAAAAACCGGATGGATTCGGGTCGCCACGGAAGGCGACACTATTGATGGCCGCGCTATCAGTGGGCAAGACTTACTGGATATGGCGGAGTCCTATAACCCTAATGAATATGGAGCACGAATTTGGCCTGAACACTGGCGTTGGTACGCTTGCGGTGATGTGTTGGAAGTGAAGGCTGAAGAAGTCGACGGGCGTATGCGTTTGTTTGCTGTGCTAGCACCGAACTCAACAATGATTGAATTTAATCAGCAAGATCAAAAAGTATATAGCTCGATTGAGATTCAAGACAATTTTGCTAACACGGGTAAACCTTATTTGGCCGGACTTGCTATTACCGATTCTCCCGCCAGCCTTGGTACTGATCGTATTAAATTATTTTCAGCTAATTCCAATGGTCGTATTCATACACAACCTGAATTATTCATGATGGATGAATTACATGAAGAAAAAGGCGTAATTCGTCGATTGTTTAGTTTTGGCAAGCAATCGCCACCCAAAAAAAACAAGGAAGAAATAGCTATGAACACGGAACAGTTTGGTGCGTTAACGTCATCACTGACCGCACTTGCCGAAGGACAAACGGCATTAACAGGCTTATTAGAAAAGCATTTTTCTGTACAACCTGATCAAGTAGTACCTGATGCCGTTCCCGAACCGGTATTAGAGCCTGAAGCACCAAAGGATGGTGTAACGGCAGAACAGTTTAGTGGTTTAACAAATGCCCTTACCCAGTTGGCACAAGGTCAAAAAAGTCTAAATTCGCAATTCAGCAAGCTACTGGAAGAAAATCCAGATCAACGTCCAGATAATTCTGGCGGTGCTGATTTTGATACTAACTCACTGGTTTAAGGAAGCAGTATGCAATTGAATCAAATGGCGAGTGCCAACTTAAATCAATATGCCCAGCAATTGGCAAAAGCTTATGGCGTTACTTCCTCTGAAAAGCTGTTTTCTATTTCAGGACCGAAAGAAACCCAATTACGTCAGGCAATTTTAGAATCTGAAGCGTTCCTAAAGCGCATTACAGTAGTGGATGTTGATCAGATAGTTGGGCAGGTCGTCGATGTTGGCGCACTTGGCTTACATACTGGTCGTAAAGCTGATGGTCGCTTTAATAAAAAAGCTGATATTCGTGGTAACACTTACCAGTTAAAAGAAACGGATTCTTGCTGTGCGATCACATGGGACACGTTAAGTGTGTGGGCCAATAGTGGCAGTGCTGGCGAGTTTATGAAGTTGTTGAATAACTCGGCCAATATTGCTTTTGCATTGGATATGCTACGTGTCGGTTTCAATGGTATTTCAGCTGCAGCAACTACCGATCCTGATACCAATACGAATGGTGAAGATGTCAATATTGGTTGGCAACAAATCATTGCGACTAAAAGTCCTGACCAAATTTGTAATCTTGATGTGTATTTAGATTATGCAGGTGGTGGTGATTATAAAACGTTGGATGCAATGGCATCGGATTTAATCAATAACTACATTCCTGCACAATTCCGTAGCCATCCGGGTTTAACGGTATTGGTTGGTGCTGATCTCGTCGCTGAAGAAAGTGCCCGCATTTATGACAATGCCGATAAGCCAAGTGAAAAGAAAGCCGCGCAGCAATTGCCGTTTTCTATTGCTGGTCGTCCTGCTGTGGTGCCACCGTTCTTTCCGGGCAAGCGTATGGTAGTGACGATTTTAACCAATCTTCATATCTATACCCAAAAAGGTACCCGTCATCGTAAAGCGGAACATGTAGAAGATCGTAAAACGTTTGAAAATACCTATTTACGTTGGGAAGGCTATGCCGTTGGAAACCATAAGTGCTATGCCGGATTCAATGAAGCAAAAGTGCATATTGGTGCCGATCCAACACCGGCTTCTATAACTGATACACCGCCAGCAGAGTAATGTTATGAGACGTTCCCCGTGTAGTCGAGATAGAGAAATAAAACATGCTCGTTCAACCGTGGAACGGGCTCATAAAACTGGGGTGTTATCACCAGAGTCAAACAGCTTACATTTACAGTTGATTGCGCTTGATGCTGATTTAAAACGTCTTAAAGAGCTTGATCGCGTCCAAGACCGAATCACCATGAAGCGCGATGAACTGTTACCCAAGTACCAACCCTATGTGGAACGATATTTGGCAGAAGGTGATGTATTTAAAAATAGCCTGTTTGCACATGTTGTGGTTTGGCTATTTGATATTGAAGCGTTTGATCAGGCGATTAAGTGGGGTTTGGTGTGTATCGAACAAGATCAACCCACGCCCGATAATATAAAGCGCAATTGGCCGCATTTCATTGCTGACATGATATTGCAGTGGTGCGAACGTCAAGCGGAAAACGGCCAACCTGTTGAACCGTATTGTTCAACCATCTTTAGTAAAGTACGCCACGATTGGCGATTAAATGAAAAGTTAACTGCCAAGTGGTTCAAGTTTGTTGGTTTACTGTTTATTCGAGATATGGACGGCAAACCGTTACCAAGTGCGATAGATGATGTTGATAAATTGAAAGCCGCCCAAGCGTTATTACTTGAGGCACATTCATATAATTCGAATATTGGGGTTAAGACCCTGATAGACAAAATAGATATGCGTATTCGTAAATTAGCGGATACCTGAACGACTACCGACCCCCAAGGGAACTGAGCCGAGGTAGTGCAGCAGCAATGCTAAACAATAACCAGTGACGCTTTTGTTTCCCTTACCCATTTAGGTGATGCGATGAGTTTTGGTGGCAAGCCCAATACGAGCGATACAACGAAAATAAGCGGCAATGGATGGCCTGATTTATTCACGGATGATTTCCGTCGTATTCGTCGCATTCCACCTGTTTTTGATAATGACTCAATGGCGATGGCTATAACCATTGCTGCAGATGCAGTGCAAGTTGAGTTAAGTCGGTTATGTGAAGCGGGTACCCCGCCAACCTTAACTGATGTACAAGCCGCGATTTATACACGTGCTGTTTATGCGCGTGCTCATGGTGATTTATTGCCAGAATTTGCGACGCAAGATAGACGTAAAGAAGCCAATAACATGGCAACCGATGAACCTGAACAGCAACACCAATTTTGGGCGCAATCAACCCGTGATATTCGCCAATTATTAGGCATGGGCCGTTTTACGGTAGGGCTGATTTAATGACAACCCAAACTAAATTAGAACATTTAACCGCTTATTTGTTATCGCACTTAAATAGCAATTTATTGGATAACAAAATTGATGCGTGGCAAGAACGGGCAACGATTCAAGTTGACGGTGAAGACAGAGGCAATGGCGGCACGATTGCAGCCCAGTGGCGTTATTACGCGGTCGTTTCTATTGAGGATTTCCCGCATCAATTATTAGACCCGCGCAACCTGTTCGCATTGGTGGCGTGTTGGTTGGCGGATTATGACCGTGACCGTAATTATGAAGAATTAGGCGATCCGGAAGTCAATATTGATGTGAATAACCACGAATCAGCCGATGTTGCTATTGAGCTGGAAATGATGGAGCCCATCGAAATGATACCTGACCCTAATGGCATGATCACATGGCGTGGTGAAAAGTATCGAGTGCAAGCGGTGCCCATTGATGTTGCTGATGATGTCGAGGTGAGCAATGACCCTGACTATTCAGCTTAATGAACGTGACTGCTTAAAAACTATCGAAAAAATGGCATTACTTGCCATGCCACCTAAAAAGCGAATTTGGTTACTCAAATCACTTGGTCGGTGGGAACGCCAGAATGCTAGGCGCAGAATAAGCCAACAAAAAGATATTGATGGTAAAGCACTAGCATCACGAAAAGGTAAAACAAAAGGCAAGATGCTAAAGCGGTTAGGCAAAGGGTTAGAGCCTTATGTCAAAAATGCCAACCGTTTAGAACTGACATGGGGTAACCGTTTAACTGGTCGAATTGCAGCAAGGCATCATACAGGCCAGCCGCAGAAAATGACTGCCAGCCAAATGCGTAAACGCTGGGGAACACCGAATTATTCGGCACCATGCAGTAAAGGCCAAGCCCGTAAATTACGTGAGTTGGGTTATACCGTTGCCAAGAAAAATGGCAAGGGCAAGAAAAAGCCCACATTGCGTTACTTAATGGAAACCGTTAGCCATGGTAAAGCAGGGTTAATTATTCGTGAGTTAAGTAACCAACCTCATACCGTCGCATGGGATATTCCGTTACCAGAGCGAAAGATTCTAGGTAGCAAAGAACAGGATGTTAATCGTCAGCTTATTAAATTAATTGAGCAGGCAAATAAAAGGAATTAGGAATGGCTATTGGTCAGGTAGAGGTTAATAACCTCAACTTAGGGCAAGGTAGTGCGCCCGAAATTGAACGCCACTTTTTGTTTATTGGTCAAACGGCCAAAACAGAATTACAAGGCACTGTTACGCGTATTAACGCGGCCACTAATTTAGATGATGTAGTGGCAAATGATGCGCTTGGTAATAACGTCATTGCAGCGCAAGCCAACGGCAAACAAAACTGGACAGCTGCAATTTATGGTTTAGGTGATGGGGCCTCTTGGGAAGATGCGATCGACCATGCTAATCAATCAGACAGCTTTGAAGCCGTGGTGTTGGTTGATGTAACCACAGATAAAGCCCAATTTGATTTAATGCAGGCAAAAGCTGAATCATTAACTAGCAAGCTAGGTCGCTGGATTTTCATTCTAGCTGCTACTCCTGGTATCGATACTGAAGCTCAAACTTGGGCAGCCTATGAAACCGCGATGCTTGGATTAGTGAAAGATGTGGCTGCGCGTTGGGTTGTGCCTGTGCCAATGCTTAACGGCAACAATATCGGTGTGCTAGCTGGGCGTTTATGTGATCGCATAGTAACGGTCGCAGATACACCAATGCGTGTTGCTACCGGTTCGGTGTTGTTATTAGGTGCGATGCCAACGGATAGCGCAGGTAAGTTGCTGGAAATGTCCACTGTTACCACTTTAGCCAATGCCCGTTATTCAGTACCTCAGACTTACCCCGATTATGAGGGTGTGTATTGGTCTGATGCCATGACGTTGGAAACCAAAACGGGTGATTATCAGTTTTTGGAATATGTCCGTCCGGTACACAAAGCCAATCGTCGTGTGCGTTTCAAGGCTATTAGCCGTATTGGTGATCGCATTCTTAATTCAACACCGCCAAGCATTGAACTAAACTGCAGTTTTTTCCGCAAAGTTTTGTTTGATATGGCGTTCACCACTGAAATTGGCGGTATCACCTTCCCCGGTGAAATCATGACTCCGCGTGATGAAGATGTGCAAATTGTGTGGGAAACCAAAACCAAAGTGGTGATCAGCATCATGGTGCGACCTCACAATTGCCCAAAATACATCGTGGTTAATATCGCGTTGGATTTAAATCACGGAACGGAGAAATAACCTATGTCGATGCGTATTTCTGGCAAGAACATGCACTTCACTTTGGGTGATATTAAGTTAAAGGCGCAAAAGGTCACGTTATCCATTACCGACAATTCAGCGGTTAATAAAACAGGTGGTGTGCCAGATGGTTATGTGGATGGTGATGTGGAATCTTCGGGCGAAATGGAACTCGCCACTTCCCAATTTAACTTGTTAAGTAAAGCGGCTAAAAATGCAGGTTCGTGGCGTGGCTTACCGGATTTTGATGCCATGTGGTACGGCAAAATTGATAAAGACGAACTCAAGATTGAAGCCTTTGGTTGCCGTATTAAATTATCTGATTTGCTTGATATTGATGCCAATGGCGGCAGTGCTTTAGTTCATAAAGTGCCGTTTGACGTTACCGATCCTAAATTCGTTCGTATTAATGGTGTGCCTTACCTGCGCGATGACGAAACTAGCGATTTAGTGCAGTAGGGGGCTGGATGGCAGATGTTATTGATAACGGCTGTGAAACGGAAGCCAAATTCACCGAAATGGCGTTGGCGAACCATCGAGCGAAATTATTTAAACCCCAAAAGCAAAGCGCGACAGAGTGTGAAGAATGCGGCGACCCAATACCCATTGCCCGCCAATTAGCGGTGCCGGGTTGTCAGTGTTGCGTAATGTGCCAACAGCTAAAGGAATAGCTCAATGCATGATTGGTGGGATCGATTAACAAGCTGGATTGCTTACACAATTTCAGCATTTGGAGTGATCATTAGTTCACTCTCAATGGAAGATTTATATTTTATGTCGTCCATTGCTGTGGGGGTTATCGCCCTGTTATTGAATGTTTGGCATAAGCGAGTAATGCAGCGCATTGCCAGAGAAAAAGGGATTTATCTCAATGAACAAGTTTAAAAAGATAGTGTGCAGTGTGGTCGCTGCCATTGGTGTGTTGGCAGGTGGTGTCGCTGTTGAATCAACCTCGCCAGTGGGCCAAGTGGTGATTGCAGGTGAAAAGGTTGCCACAGTAAAAACCAGTCCTGCAGGTTTCGCATTAATGGGTAATGCAGAGGGGTGCCGCTTAGATCCTTACAAGTGTCCAGCAGGTTTAGTCACTAATGGCATCGGTAATACTCACGGGGTATCAGAGCGACCCATTGATATTACCCAAGTGGCGACAGATTGGGCAGTGAATGTTGAACAAGCGGAACAATGCTTAATTAATACCGCCCCCAAGGATAACCCCATGAGCCAAGGCCAGCATGATGCCTTCACCTCATTTGTATTTAATACCGGCTGTACGCGATTTTTAAAAAATAAAGATGGCACCTCAACCCAAATAGCGCGGTTAATTAAACAAGGTGAGTATGTTCAAGCCTGCGGCCAGTTAAAACGGTGGGTATATGGTGGCGGTAAAAAATTGCAAGGCTTGGTAACTCGACGGGGTAATGAATATGACCGTTGCATGGCAGTGGATTAAAAAAGCATTAGTGATCCTGCCATGGGTGTTGGTGGCGTACTTAGCGTTATCAATGCGAGCGTTAGAAGTACAAAAGCTAACGGCACAACAAAGTCGTGATCAGGCGTTAACGGTTAATCAAGTTAACCATGCCCAAATACAACAATTAGTTAGCCGTAATCGCACCATGAGCCAGTTATTACAACAACGCCAGCAATTACACATAACGCAAGAGGTCAAGTTGCATGAAACCACAACCGTACTGCGCAAAGCGTTGGCGACAAATGCGTGTTATCAGCAGCCTTGGCCTGATGATGTTATTAAGCGGTTGCAGCAGCCCTATTAATCCGGTGCAAGTTGAAGTGATCACCTTGTTACCAGAGCCCGGTTTAATCACTCAGTGCAATAAACCGAGATTAACAGGCACCACGCCAGCCCAGACTGCAGCAGAGGATGTGCCACGGTTAAAATTGGCATTATCGCAATGTGCAGCCCAAGCCCAAGATTATTTAACATGGTACGCAGAACAAGCGGCCTTATTAACAAAGTGAGTTAACACATGGAACAGAAAAAAGTTGTATTAGAAATTGGCGGTCAATCATTGTCATTTGTACCAACGGAAGTTGATTACAACGATTACATGAATGAACTCATGCCAGATAACAAGGTGGCTCCTGCGCATAACTTTGTATTCAACACTGCAGTTGAAGAAAGTAAACCCGCATTGCGTGACATTACCGCCAATAACCCTGCTGCAGTGGTACAGATTGCTGGTGTGTTAATGCAAGAGTTCGCGCCAGCATTAGATATTAAAGTAAAAAAATAGATGCCTTGGTTACGGCATTAGATCGTAACGACTTTGGCAAAATGTTGGCTTGGCGACGTAAGTGGCTGCCAAGTGAAAACGACAGTGAAGCCAATTTAGCCCGCGCAGTGTGGTTAGAAAAAAATCACTGGGAAAATATGGCAATTGCCACGGCTAATGGAGTAGCTAAGGCGTTTAGTAGTTAAAGCAAGGATGCAATTTTGAGCCTACCTGATGCGCTAATGTTCCAAGTCGGACTGATAGACAGAATCAGTAAACCGATTGCTCATATTCAACGTCAATTTGGTGATCTTGGACGGGAATACCGTTCGGGTACCCATACCATGATTGCGGGTGCTGCAGGTGTTGCGGGGGCAGGTTTTGCCTTGCAAGCAGCGTTAATGCCTGCGATTGAAATGGATAGAGCACTTGGTGAAGTTAAAGCCTTGGGTGTGGCTGATGAAGCATTAAGTGCAGTAGCAAAAGAGGCAATGTTCTTTTCTGCTAAATACGGCCAAGCGGCAGTGGATGTGGTTCGTCATTCAGAAACTATCACTAATTATATGGGACAGATGCCCGGTCATGTGTTGGCGTCTGTTTCTCGTAGTTCAGCAACGTTAGCCATGGCAATGAAGTCGGACGCTGACACTGTTGGGGTTTATATGAAAACCTTATACGGGAATTATCAGCAACAGGCTGATGCCATGGGAAAAGATGTATGGGCAGCACAAGTTGCAGGCATGACAGCCGAAGTTAAAAAGCTATATGGCACCAATATGGACCAACTTGGTGGCATGGTTGATGGTATGCACTCGTTAACATCAAGCCTTGGTGTTGGATTGCCTGAACAATTAGCTGTATTAGGTTTGCTAAATACTCAAATGAGCGAGGGTGACGCTGTAACCCAATACACCAACTTTTTAGAAGGTGCGATTGGGGCACAAGAAAAGCTAGGTGTTAGCTTGGTTGATAGCCAAGGCAATTTGCTGCCAATGCTAGATGTTTTGAAGAAGATAAAGCCATTGATTGCGGGAATGTCAGGGATTGAAGCCCGTAATTTTCTAGATAGCGCAGGCTTAGGTGATGGTTCATTAATGCTAATGAACATGATTGAAAAAACTGACCAACTAACACATGGCATTAACACTTTGGGTAAGGTTAAAGGCATGGATGCTGCCACCAAAATGGCCGCTACGATGACTGACCAATGGCAACGGTTAGAGCAGGGATTGAATTCAGTTCGAATTGCTTTTGGTTATGCGGTAATGCCAGCCGTATTAGAGGTGGTCAGTGCGTTATCCAATGGTGCCCAAACCTTGGTTCAATGGACAACAATTTTACCCAATATTACCCGTTACATTGGTTATGCCGTGATTGGTTTCTTTGGCTTGGTGGCGGCAGGTGGCATGTTTACCTTAATGATGGGATTAGGCAAACAAGCCATGGTCGGTTACATGATGGTGGCTAAAACATGGTCGGTTATGAATTTATTGCTTACTAGTGGATTAGTGGCATTAAGAACGGCTTTGTTTGGTGTTTACATGATGATGGTCGCTAACCCAATTTTTCTGATTGTCGCTGCAGTTGTGGCGGCCATCGCTGCAATTGGTGTCTTGGTCTATTACTGGGATGATCTAAAAGCCAGTTTTGGTGATACCACATGGTTTCAAATCTTAGAGGGCGCTATCACATTAATTACTGCCCCATTTATGGCCGCGTTTGAATTGGTAAAAGGCGGTTGGCAATGGGTAATGAGTGGCTTTACTGATACTACCGGCTTTGATGGTTTATTTGCTGTTGCTGAAAAACTACGTGGTGTGTTTGGCGCTGTGTTTGGTTGGATAATGGAACAATTCGGCAAAGTGTGGAGCATGGCAAAGTCGGTCATGTCATTAATCCCCGGCATGGGTGGCGATGATGAAACGGGCAAATCTAAATCAGTCCAACAAGCGACACCTAGTGCCAATATTCCCCAAGGCGGTGCGGCTAAAAATATAGCTTCTTATACATCGGCATCAACCAGTTATGGCCCGATTAACATGCAAGTTAGCCAAATGAATTCACCGCAAGATTTTGCCTCTGAAATGGAAATGGTGGCGGGATAATGAAGTACCAGGATTTATTAATAGTAAATGGCGATCTTGTTTTAGATGCAGGTCGCAACCCCGAAGTGATTCAAGACCGCGCGGTTATTGCTCAAGATATTAAACACGCCATTCTTGAAAGCCAATTGGCGGTAATGATGATTGCAGAACGTAGCCAATCTAAAAAAGCGGATATTCGCACTCAAATTGAATTATTGGTGGAAGAAGATGTGCGCTTGGTGCCGGGAACAGTGCGTATTGAAGAACCCCGCCACGGCAGTTTGTATATTTTTGCTCAAACCACCGATTTTGGGGATGTGTCGTTTTCAGTGATTGAGGCCAACGATGAATAATATTCCTAAGCCTGATTTTACCCAAATGGCAAAAGATGCAGGGGTGCCGTTAGATGAAGTCAGTTGGAAAAAGGCACTAAAAGAAGAAGCTGATAAGCAAGGCTCTATGATTGCCAACGATAGCCGTTTTTCACCATTCTGGCGATTGATAGAACATTTAGTGGTAAAGCCAACGGTATGGTTGGTTACAACATTATTAGTCGGTTATGTGTTGCCAAATATGTTTGTCGCTACTGCCGTTGATCAGTGGTTAGATTTATGGGCATGGCAATACAATTTAAAACGTAAACCTGCCAGCCGCGCCAGTGGTATGGTGGTGTTTGCTCGCAGTGCCAGTAAAGGGCCCGCGATTGTAATCCCTGCCAGAACATGGATTCAAACCGAACCGATTAACGGCACCGTTTACCGAGTTAAAATAACAGCTGATACCACCTTGGCAGAAAATGACCTCACTGTGATGGCCGATGTGACTGCAGAAGATTGTGGGGCGGCGTTTAACTTAGGTGCAGGTTATTACCATGTGTTAAGTAAAGCCATTCCCGGCATTGCATCGGTAAGTAATGAAGCGGATTGGTTAACTGCAGCGGGAGCTGATGCTGAATCTAACGATGATTTACGTTTGCGGATTCGCAACCAATTTACCAGCGTTGCCAAGTGGCATATTGATGCGGCTTATCGTGCCTTACTGACTGCCCGCGCAGGTATCAATAACGACAATGTTTATTTTGAACACAATGCACCGCGTGGTGCGGGTACCGCCAATGCCTTTATTTTGTTAGACACGGGCGAACCTTCCCAAGCCATGATTGATGATCTTAATACTTACATTAAAAACCAAGGGCAACACGGCCACGGTGATGATTTGTTAGTAATGGCAATGCCAAACACCGAAATTGATATTAGTTGCAGCTTGTACCCGTTTCCGTCATTAACTGCCGAAGAACGCCAAACATTAATTGAACAAGTGGAATTATTTATTGGTACCGCGTTTCGTGAAAATACCGATTACAATGCCACCCGCACTGAACCTGCAACCCGTTTTAGTTTTTCGCGCCTCGGCCAAGAATTGCACCGCCAATTTAGTGGTATTGAATCATTAGAATTTGATAACCGTGATTTTGTTACTGGCATGAATGTGCCCCGCATTAAAACCCTTGGGGTGATCGATGCAACTGCCTAAATTAAAGCTACCGTTTTGGATGGGCCGTGGTGAGCTGGCAAAGTTAGCGTTAGTTTTCCACGGATATTGGCAACGGGTTAAAACGGTATTGGAATTGCCATTAAAGCAATTAGACCCAATGACCGCACCAATTGGCATTGTTGACTTATTAGCATGGCAACGTGATGTGCAGCGATTAGCCAAAGAGCCAGAAACTATTTACCGCATTCGTGTGACGTTTGCGTACCAGTTCGCCAGTGGCGCGGGTTCGGTGGCTGGCTGGTATGACATGTTTGAAAAATTGAGCTATGCGCACATCACCATTGATGAACGTCTAAGCCATGTTGATTGGGATGTAATTACCTTAAAAATCAGCGACGGTGATTTAAGTAGCATTCCGGGTTTATTGGATGAAATGTGTCGCCAGTATGGACGAACCTGTCGCCGCTACCAATACAGCACTTATTTAGAAATGCCGATTATGGCTAACCCTAATGTATTAGATGGTGATCAGCAGATTGCCGTGGCAACAACAAAACTTGAAGTGATGGTGCTACCCAGCCCAAACATAATGGATATGGATTTTGAATGCGTAGTGGCAACAAGCCGCGCATAATCAAGGATGAAACAATGAGCAATACAGCAACCGTTATTACTACCAAAGCAGGTGAGGCGTTAATTGCCCAAATGCAGGCTGAAAATAAAGTATTGGTGATCGATAAGTTTATTTTTGCCAATGTGCCCAATCGCCCCGCGTTCCCAAACCGTGGTGATGTTGTGCCAACTGAACATGTGGTGCATGAATCTGAAGTACATGAGCAAGGCCGCTTAACTGAAAATTCCGTGATTTATTCCACTACGCTGGCAAGTAATGTTGGCCCGTTCTCATTTAACTGGTCGGGTTTATTTTGTTCTGAACACAATGTACTTGTTGCCATTAACTTTCCACCGCCAGTCGATAAAACCGTCGATGCGCCGGGCATCACGGGTAATACCTTAGTGCGTTCTTTCGTGCTGGAATATAAAGGCATTGCCGAAACAACCAATATCACGGTTGATCCATCAAGCTGGCAATATGATGCTCACAAGCGCATGTCAAAAATGGATAACGACACCGCGCAAGCGATCATCGACCAAAACGGTAAAGATTGGTTTATTGATGATGGCTTTATTGTTACGCCACAATCTAGTGCTTATAGCATTAAAGCGGGTGCGGGTTATGTGTCAGGCCATCGCATTAGCCTTGAGTTTGATCGCATCATTCAGGTACCAGAAAAACCAGTCTTCATTTATGTAGATGCATTCCGCGAAGGTTCACCAACAGGCGAATGGCAAACAAAATATACCTTTGTTGTTGCTGCAGAAGAAAAAGGTGATTACACCGATGCCCAAGGCGTGAACCACTTTGTGTGCAAGATTGCGCAGGTGTTTCAAGATGGTAGTGCGGGGGACTTAAGATTGAAATCTAATAACGAAGACGTATCAAATGAAATTACAAGAATAAAAACGGATATAAGCTCATTAGATTTTAATAGATATTCAAAATATAAAAGAGCTAGTTTTTTAGCTAATAAATTAGCGGATGGTCATGAAGTTATTGTTGATATTTATGGTGATTCTACCGCGTGGGGATCGATTCCATTCAATACGTTATCACAAGATAGTGAGAATTCCGCCGTATCTTTGGAGAAAGCATTAAATTTAATTTATCCTAATCAAGTTGAAGTTAATAATTGTGCAATACCAGCAACAACATTAAAGAAGTTATTAAATGGAACTGATGGAGGTAATGGAACTTATGCAGAACGTATAGCAAAATCTAATGCGTCAATTATATATTCAAATCATTGTTTAAATGATTGTAACTCATATCAATCAGACGAAAATGAATATCGTGAAAATTTAATTGATTTTATTAATATAACAAGAAGTTATGGAAAAATACCAGTAATTGTCACACCGACGATTATCGCTCCAATTGAATCTGGTCAAGAATTCATGATGAAAAGAATGCCAGCTTTTATTGAAACTCAAAGAAAAGTTGCTGAAATAATGAATGTAGATTTGGTCGATAATTATTATTATTCATGTAAATCTAGTCGTTACTATAAAGTTCATGATATTGCACCTGATGGAGTACATTTAAGTCGTTTATTTTATCAGATGGCTGGGCGGAATATGGCTATCCCACTATTAAATGTACATGTTTTGAAAAATAGTTATGATTTAGCAGGTTTGTCCACATCTAATTATTATGACAGTATTAGTAAATCAAGAGCCATATGGTATCGCCAAGAGTCTGAATTTAGTAGTGTATTGACGGGTGATCGGTCAGCTGAAATAACGCAAGATATTTATTTCCCTATTGTTTTGGATAATCCAACAGATAATACAATATTATCTGTTGGTGGATTGCAGGGGCCTGTTGGAGGTGTTAACAAGCTGTCATATTTTGGAGAGGTTGATGATGTGGTTTTTAATGGGCTAATTAACTATAAGCGTGAAGATGGGCTTGATTATAATTCTTTTTTCATTCCTTCAAATTGTAAAATCCCTTCTGGTTTAGCTATCGTTGGTGTTTGTTCGGATGTTGGTGTTAATAATGATAACTTTAACTTTTCAGGTGTTAAACTTTTAAATAGAAATGTCACTAAATTTGGTTCGTTGAATGGGACGGGTCTAAGTGGTGAGGTTATAACATCTGGTTGTGAATTAACATTTAACGTAAATGTTTCTGATTCAAGAGATAATATAATTTCATTATCTGATGTTTTAAGTGATTCTAGGAAAATAGCTATATTTAAAAGAAACAGTTCTCTAATTGCTAATATATATGATGAAGATTTTGAAATTGTTCAAAATGTTCAAAATGGGTTTATTGGTATAAGTCTTGTATTTTCAGTTGATACTGTATTAGTGCGGGTTGGTTCAATACAAAAATCAATTGATGTTAGATATTTACCTAACATGTATGTTAGTTCTGACTCTTTATATTCATTAAGATATATATAAAATGCTAACCCTAGACGGAAATCAACTCCCACTAAAAAACCTGCGCATTAGTGTCCGTCAACAATTGGCCGGAAAGGATATGTCCGGCCAATCGTCAGCGACCGACCAAGCGGAAACAGGAACCAAAGGCAAGGTGCTGGCAATTTCTGGCATCATCCCATTTAACCAATCAACATTATTAACGAATATATTCAGCATGGCAGATACCCAAGATAACGGTGCCCGCCATGTTTTCCGCATAAGTAACCGTACAGCGGAAACCCTAAAGATTCGCCAAGTGAAATTCCAAGGAACGATTCGATCAGATGAACAAGCCAATTTAAGACAATGGCAAGTGGCCTTTGAATTAATAGAGCATTTATCAGTGCCGGAACGTAAGGAACAACGCCAACCGGATAAACCTGCCGCACAACAAAAAGTGCAAGGGGAAACCACGCCAGTAACTAGCACCGCACAAAATGATGATGTGCCGCCAGATACTGCCGTCGAACTAACCGGAGTCATGGGCGTATTAAAACGGATTGATAACCAACTCGCATGAATAAAGACATTAATAGTAAATTCCTTTGCCGCGCCTATTTGGGTGCGGCAAAAGTTAAAACAAAAAGTCATCGTATCGTCTTTAATGAAAACACCCCCGGACGATGCACCATCACCGTTGAAGGTAGCCCCAACGTTAATACCATTGTTGCAGTTGATTTAGGTTGGGGCGATGCCATTAGCCGTGTGTTCTTAGGTTATATCGAACGGGTACAACCTGCCGATAATGGTTGGTCCGTTATCTTCTGTCGTGAATTATCCGCCATCTTGTTCAAGCCATTAAATGTAATGATGCGCCACCCCACACTAATGCAGCTGCTTGGTGAAGTCACCGATAAAACCGGATTGCAATTTGTGGCACCGGAACGCGCCTACAGTAAAACAGCTATACCGTGTTTTTATTCAGACGGTAACGGCTATCGCATCATGGATGAATTAGCCCAAGCATTTAGCATTGATGATCTATTCTGGCAGCAACAAGGCAACGGCCAAATTTACGTGGGAAGTTGGGCCGATTCTTATTGGTCAAATAAACCCATCACCATACCTGCTCAATTAATGACGGGCCAAACTGCCACCAAATCAGTACAAGTGCCAGCCATACCCAAGTTAAAGCCCGGTGTTGTCGTTAATGGCTTGCGGTTATCAGCGGTTGAGTTTTCAGATACGGAGGCAAAGCTTACATGGAAAACACAATAAGGCGGATTATCTATCGCTTGTTTCCAGAGCTAACGGGTAAATGGCATTTGCCGCGTTGGGGTAAAGTAGTCGCGTTACCCGAGCTGCCAAACGAGGGCGATTTATCTGATCGCTTCTATCCACATTACGCAGTTGATATTGTGTTGCTCGATGAAAAGGGCGTGGAATATAAAGACAAAGCCCCGTTATTAGCCGTGCCATTACCCGTGCCGGGATTAGGTGATCATGCTGGCAGGTTAGAACCGCCTGCGATTGGTGCCATTGTTGAGATAGGATTTATCTTTGGCCAACCGGATAAACCCTTTATTCGTTGCGTGCTGCCACTTGGATTTAAACTACCAGGAATAAAAGCCGGCGAAAGCCGTTATCAAAATCGTAAAGGGGTTTACCAGTTAGTAGACCAAGACGGTAACTTTGTTGATGAAACCGATGTGCTTGCCTCGCTGCAGTGCAAAGTGCGTAAGGTGTTAGCTTCTGAATCACAAAGCTATCAAAGCCCTAAAACATGGGTAGGTTCTGAAAAAGAAAATGTGTTGAGTTTACTCAGTGATCTAATGCAAGTGGTCACAGAGTTATCAAGTACCTTAGCTAGCCATACTCATAGTAGCCCCGAGACAGGTGCGGCAACATCACCACCAATTCAAAATGACGGCATCACAGGCCATGGCGATGCATCAACAAAATTAAAACAACGATTAGATCCAATCACTAAATAAACCGCCCCAATAATACCCACCTCAACGCCCACACACGGGCGTTTTTTTATGCCTGTCGATAAGGTATGGAACAACAAGCACCAACCCAACCACGAAGCGCACAGCCCCTCACGGAATCTATCACGGTGACGTAAACCCCACGGAAACCGCACTACTCCTCCCCACCTGCGGGCTTTACGATCTAGAAATTTTTACAGTTTTATTTTTCGCAGTTCTGGCCGTGTAGAACTGTAGCAAATTAACGCGCAAGCCCCAGTAATAGCGGGGCTTGGCAGCTTGAGTGATACGCTTAAAATGCCATTCAGAGCCTTAAATAAAATTTCAATGAATGATCTAAATTACACCTTTTTTCAGTTTAATGATCACGTTTAATGATCTCGTTTTATTGTTAAGTTATTGATATTATTGAAAGGTGTGTGTTTTCCGTGGCGTTTTTTGACAAACTAATGATCACGGTTGTTTTCTCACTAAACACACAACGCCAGTATTGGCGCGGGCTGCAGGAGGATTTGGAGAAATGAAAAACTGAAATTTATAGTTTATTTTATGTTCTAACTTGTTTCTACCCCAAAATCGGTTAGATCAAATACTTATTTATATCTTATTAACGTGATTTGGATTGATTGTAATAAGTATTACAATCTTGCTGATTAAGTAGGTATTCATTTATTGATCTTTTATTCAAATAAATGTTATAGAGTCATGATTTTCAATGTAATGTTTAAGCATAATGGCTCGGATTTTTTAGTCAGAAAACAGTAAAAAAGTAAGAATGCTTATTAATATTATCTTTTTGAAGGTAAATTCAACCATTGGATTTTTATGGATATTAAAATTATTTTGAGTTTTTTGTTTGGCTTTTTATCTAGTCTTTTAATTGAAAAAATAAAAAACGATTTAGAATCAATCACCCTTATCGACTTATTCCGCAGAGACTTTAAATTAAGTTGGTATCATTTGTCTTCAGCAAAAAATATGCCAAATTCAGATATGCTTTTTTCGGGTACTTTTGAATATAGAGGAGTTAAAGGTTTGTCTATATCAGGAGTTGATACATATCTTGTGTTACCAATTCACAACTCTCACCTATTTGAAATAGAAGGACCAAAGTTAGTAAAGTATTTAAAAAAAGGTGGAAGAGATAGATTTTGGAAAATATACTTATTATCGAAAGATATTGAAATAATTAGAATCAAGCTCTTAAATAAGGAGTTTGGCGATAATGACAATGAATATAGAAAGATTATTCGTACGTTGATATTAAATTTATATCAAGAGCTAAATAACTTTGAGCAAGATCTTAGATTAGCGTATCCATTTTTGATTAGAATCAAGCGATATTTTCAAAGCTAACAGAATATTTAAGAGTGTTCCCTATGTAGTGGCTAAGTCAATTTGGCCACTTTACTCTATTTTCTTAATCTATATCAATTTGGTTAGAGTCCGAATTCTAAGTCATTTCTGTCCATAAATGTGCTGGCGATTAATTGAGGTTAAAAATTACCTGTCGCCACTTTGTCGCCACTTGCTAGTTTTAACACTAAAAAAGCCTTAAGTTACTCACTTAAGGCTTTTGTGTTTTTATTCATTATTTTGAATAAAAAACGACCACCTAAAAAGGTGGCCGCTAGCTTGGTGCTTATAGAGAATCAGTATTAACGAAGATCATCAGTAACAGCAAGTACTGCTGCTAGTGTGTCATGGCCAAAGCCAATACTACGCTCAGGAGACCAGCCGTATAGGCTATCTGGATGTTTATTATGATCTTTAAATGGCATTTCAACAGTGTAAGACAAGCAGTTAAATTGCTCTGCAACCCAGTTTGATGCCACTGTTAGGTTAGCTTCGCCTGGCTTATCTTTGCCGTAGCCGTGTTCGTCTTGGAATTCAGGCGTTACAGTTAATAGCGCTTGTTTGAATTTATTTTCAAGATTTTCAAGGCGAGAATCGTATGATGGAATGCCTTCTGAACCTGCAACGAAGTTAAATGGAATTGCTTCATCGCCGTGAATATCAAGGAACATATCCACGCCTGTTGCTAGCATTTTCTCACGTACGTAGAATACTTCAGGGCTATTTTCTAGTGACGGTGTTTGCCACTCGCGGTTAAGGTTTACACCGATTGCATTTAAGCGTAGGTGGCCGCGTGCGCTGCCGTCTGGGTTCATGTTTGGTACAATATAGAATACTGCTTTGTTTAATAGAGCACGACCGACGGTGTCAGTTTCATCTAACAAGCGTTGTACTAAGCCTTCAACAAACCACTCTGCCATGGTTTCACCTGGATGCTGACGCGCTATAACCCAAATCTTTTTCTTTGGTGCTTCTTCGCTATCAGCGGTGTGTTCATCACCTATCACTAATAGGCTTACATCGCGATTATCAAGCGTATGACCTAATGTTTCTAGGCGGCAGTTGTAATGGCTTTGTGCAAGGTGCAATAGATCTTGATGACGATCGTAACTGTACGGTGCAAAGTAAGCAAAATACATGGATTCATTTTCAGGAATAACAGTAAAGGTTAATGTGTCACCATCAAACTCTGAAGGAATACGGAACCACTCTTCACGATCATAAGAGGCTACAACATCATAGCCGTTCCAGCCTTCAGGGTAGGCTGAGTTAGCCAAATCTAATAACTTAATAGTATGTGGCTGTTGAGCTTCTGACTCTAAACGAAAGTGAAACCATTGGTGAAGTTCAGATTGGTTATCGTTAGGAATACTAAGTTGAATGTCGTCTTTGCTGTCTGCTTTAACAACATTGATGCTACCGCTTTCGAAGTTACTGAAAATTTTCATGAGGGTTACTCGTTATCTTTATAAGTATGGAATTAGGCTATCACAAACTACCGCAATCGATAATGATTTTTGTTCATCAAAATAAGGTTTCATTGTTAGATTGAGTGATGCCGTAATAATAAAAATGCATACTTTTTATTATTACAATGAGTAAAGTACACTTATATGACTAAGTTGGCTTTTATAGTGATAATTTATGCAATAGTGGTGTTGGGGTTCAGTTTGTGTGGATGGTTATCTTAAACAGTTAGAAAAATAAGCAACCAACGCAACATCAAGCATGATCAATGTTTCAATTATTGCGCTACATTTAATAGTATAAATGTGCTTCAAGGTTTTTTATCTGTGGGTTTCAACAACGATATTAGCCCGTATTGAGGGTGTAACAACGCAAACTATCAGACGAAGAATAGAAAGCGGCTGTTACGATAAAGTTAAGCTAACCGAGGGCGGTCACAACCGCGTTTTTATTACCCAACAAAGGAGGATATGCTATGTGAGAGTCAGTTCAAGCAAACAACAATCTAACAGCGTATCTTGCTCGAACGGTATCCTGACGCAGAATTTATCAGTGATATTGCCTCTGCTTTCAATTTTAAACGAAAAGGACTGCAAACCCTATTGGAATCCGCAATGCTCGAACATTCAATCCATGTTGTGGTTGCCTCAAAAGATAGACTCGCCAGATCTGGATTCGAGCTTATCAAGAGACTCGTTGAATTATCGGATGGACGAATCGAAATTTTGGATGACCCGAATGACACCACTGAATCATTCGATACAGCAGAGCTTATTGGTTTCATTACCTCATTCTGCAACAGTCACTACGGAAAACGATCCGCTGAAAGATGCAAAAGTGATCGCATCGAAAAAGATTAGGTTTTATCCCGAAAATGAATCAGCTTACTTTGATGCTTTAGCGCTCTACCGTCGTTCTTATAACCTTGCCGTTGAGCGTATTAAAAGTGATACGTTTAAAGACAATAACGGAAAATGGCGAAACCTCCGTCCATCAATCAAAGCACAGGTAGAGAGAGAACAAGCTGAATCTGAACGAGCGTACAATTCCATCGTTTCTGATAATGGCACGTTGGATGCTTATGTCACACTTCGCGCGGTAATTAAAAAAAATAAAGCACTTGCTGCTGATAAAAAGCGAGGCTTACGTCTTAATGAAAATTTCGCAGAAGTCAGTTTCAAAAGCCGTAAAGGAGCAAAGCATTCCTTTAGCATCGACCGACTACCCAACGGCTTAAACCCTTGTGTTAGGGTGTTAGGTCGAATTGACTTAACGGAACCTGATTACCACTATTTAACAGCCACTGTTAAATTATCTCCTATACTTTAA